GGCTCCCATGTATACTTACCAGCAACATACCGTTTAGTATTAAGGTAATCAATTTCCTTACGAGTACTTGTTAAGTTCGGTCTCTGTGCAGTTTGTACATTATATGATGGAATACCATCAATATCAAGTACGAACCTATTTTGTAGTTTTGGTTCGTAATCAGTGTAGAATAAGTTTTCAAAAACTGCCATTTAGATATTCCTCTTTTTTAATAAATATTTGTTCATCAAGTTTTTTATGCTGGAAACTCCGCTCCTGTTGGTAGTACATTGAAGTCAAGTACAATAAATTCAGCTGCTCTTGCTGGTTGAATAAATATCTTACCAATCAACTGATTTCTATCAATGACCTCTGGTGTGTTTACGGTTTCATCAACCACTACACGGAAAGCAAATAATCCTTGTTGTTGTTGAACATCATCTAAGTATGGTTCAACAAGTGATAAAAACTTATTTCGTGTTACAGAGGTGTTTTGTTCAAATACCAAAAATCTTGATGTTGAACTGATAAACTTCTTCAATGCGATCAGTAAACGACGAACATTGATTCTATCAAGTGCTGATGCTCTTGTCTGTAATGTTTTCTGTCCGTATGCTACAATACCTTGACCAGGAAACGATACAATTGGGTTTACTTTACCATTGTAAAGTCTATCCATATCTTCTCGTTTTAGTTTCTTATACAAGTTGATTGCTTCTGTAATTCCACCACGATTCAACCCTGCGGGTGCAAACCATTCAGCTGCAATACTATCGTTAAATGCGTACACACCACTCATTACAACTGATGGTGGTACAAACAATGGTTTATTTGTTGTAGAGTCAATCACCTGTACCCATGGGTAGTATGTACCCATATAAGAAGAATCATATAATGAAGCGTATTCTAAGTTTGTATCTAAACTATCGGTAATATGACCTAAGTCAGCGATATAAAATGCATCATTTCTATCTTCTACGATTTCTCTTGCTCTACTGACTACGGATGAACCATATGTTTGTGATACACCTGGTGTAGTAAGAACATTGTAATCATATTCAAGTGGATTACTGATTGCGTTCAGTGCTCTAATAAATGCAACTGAACCACTTGATGTTGAATTTGTTAAGTCAAGTCCACCAACATTAGATGCATCAGTAACTTGAGTTCCAACTTTCTTCTCAATATTTGGAACACCTGCGTCAAATCCACCTTGGAAACCAACAGTAAAACGACGATTTGATTGATCGGTTGCTGATGTTGCTGATGTTGCGAACAAAGTAGATGGTAGTTGGAAGTTTGATGATGTTACTGTTGTACTAACTGTGTCATTGATTGGAGCCATATAATGTTTCCAATCAAGTGAACTATCAAAGTTGATTCCAAATTGTATTTTTGTTGAACCTGTCACTGTGCTTCCATCACTATCTGTAAGAAGTGGTAAGTCAGGAATCAGTGCTGATTCTAGTGGTTTACTGAATCCTTTAAAACCACCTGGTACAACTGTTGTTGGAAGTGCATCGGAGTTAGTTGCCATTTCCACACGGATATATTCCGACTTGTTATTGAAAGAACCATTGATGGTTGTATCACCTTCACTATCAACTTCTAAATACTTATCACCAATCTTTCTTGCAATATAATTTGCTGATGAAGGATCAAGTGTACAACCTGTAAAGCTTTCTAAAACTGATGGACGTGTATCTGTATCACCAAACTGTCTTACCAATACATCAAATACACCGTATGTTCCACCTGTTTCTACTGGTCGTTTAACATTTTGAATAGATACTTTTACATCTGTGTTTGTATCTGTACCTGTGGATAGTCGGTGAAGTTTGAACAAGTCATAAATTGTTCCGTTTACATCTTGTGATTGAATGAAAGTTGTTGAACCACCGACGGGCTCTGTATTTGAAGCATCAACAAAATCAAATGGTTGTGAACCACTCAACAGTTCACCACCTGAAATGTTTTGGAATGATTCGGAATTTGTGGTCTCAAAATGTGAATAAACATACGCCCCTTTTGTTCCCAATGGATTTGTACCGAATACCTTTGTGATATACGATTCTGATGTTGGGTCAAATGATGCAGTTACAACACCAATACCTGAACCACTGATTTCAAATGTTGATCCATCGGATGCGGATACAAATGATCCTATATCAATACTCTCTGCTCCGTTTGAAGGTGCCAAAAATATAGATGATGTGAAGCTTGAAGTGACATCATTAGCAACACTTTCGCTTGTTGCGGTTAATCGAACACCTGTATGTTCGTACCCACCCAAATCACCAACACGTACAACTGTAATAGTATTAGAGTTCTGTAAAATGTTTCGGACGGCGTAAGATGCATAATACTTTTCGTTCTCTCCACCGAACTTATCTCTAAACTCTTCTGTACTTCTAATTACCGTTGGGATGAATGCAGGGCCTTTGGAAAAAGTACCGACAACTGCGGAACCGATTTCAGCGATTCCTTGTGGTAAAAATGAAAGGTCGTTTTCTTGTGTGAAAACACCAGGTGATACAAACTTTTCAGCCATGTAAATTCCTCGAAGTTACTTTTTTATATAAATATAAATATAATACTACAAAAAAGAACTTAATTAAATTTAAGAGTTAGGAATAAACTCCCAAGTTTCTGTATTTAGATTACCTTGTCCGTACTTTTCGACAAGTGATTGTGTGTGTTGTTGTTGATTTTGAAGTGTTTCTTTGTACAATTCAAGTAGTTGTTCTTTTCTACCACTTAGTGAATCAAGTTGTCTTTCGAGATTATTAAGTGTGATTTCAATACTTCCAAGTTCCATCGAAACTTTATTTACTGTTTCTGTGGTATCGGTGAATACTTTGATTTCTTCTTCTGTAAGTTTAATTGTTTCAGCTTTTTTTGCCATTATTTAATTTTATATTTAGTTAGTAAATTTACCAATAACTTCAATATCCATCGAATCATCAAGGATATATCCTAATTGGTTTGTATTAAATGTAAGAAATAAATTAGGAGAAACAAAATTAAATGTAACTATCTCTCTATTGATTTGTACTCCATTTATGTAGATATAAGTCACATTTGATTCTGTGAATATTCCATTAACATATGATTGTAAATTTGTATTATCAATTTTTGCTTGTGTTTCCGAAATAACAGTTGCTACTTTTGTTTGTTGCGAATCAACTTCATCTGTGTTATTCTCAATTTCTTTCTGCTTAGCTTTTTCAAGATACGGTCTTTGCTTTTCAAATGCACCTACTCCTTCAACTCGTGTTACTTTTCCAAGTGTAGTTGAACTAACAATTTTTCGTATTACTTCTTCGTATTTTGAACCGTAATCACTCATGCATCAATAAATTTACCAATACCACGTATTTCATCAATTGATTCGATTTCGTAGTTAAGTAAATTGGTGTTAAATGTAAATGTTATATTTGTTCCATCATCGTTTACCGACCATATAGATGGTGGTATAAAGATACCGTTAATGAATATTTGATATAAATCTTTATCATCAAATGAAAGATAATCTACATTTGGCGTTGATTTGGTTGTAGTGTTTTGAAATACTGCTGTATTAGATGATGTAACAGTTGCTGTTCTTGTATCAAAAAATGAAACAAACTCTAGTACTTCATCAAATTCTTGGTTTTTTTCAAATTGAGATGCATTATTATTGAATGCACCTTGTGGAAACAATGCACCAATTTGATTGACTTCCGAAAAGTTTCTATCCTCACGTAATAACTCATCTAACTCTTCTGGTGTTGTTACCTTTGTAAGTTCGGTTTCTATCTCATCAAAAATGACGGTCTTTTGTGTTGTGTAAGATTTAAGAACTTGTTCATCATACCCATCATCTTTAAGTTCAGGTAACAAATACCCCTTTACAGTTAATGTAAAGGTAGTCCGAACTAATCGATCAACATCCGTAGCCACTTCATTTTCTGTGGAAAAGGAGTCAATAGATGACTTAAATTTTGGCCCACCATCAACACCCCAATACTCATCACTATTCCAATTAAGTTGTTCAATCAACTCATTGGTATGTGATATAAACTCCGTCCAAACAATAAACTCATAATCCATTTGAACAAAATCACCAACTCTTACTTTGTATACTTCTTGCAGTTGTATATGTTACCCGTTGGTTTTGATTAAATCGATTAACAAGATCATCTCTTCTTCCTAAACTATTTCGTTTGAAAATAATGAGTGGGATTTGAACTTGACCTTTTTGGTCTTTGATGTATCCGTTTCTACCTGCTTGTTTCCACCGTTCAGGTGAACCATAAATAATAGGAACTTTTCTACTCTGTCCGTTTACTGATACTGTTAAGTTCTTTTCTTCAAGGTATTGTAATATCGCAGTATCTACATCAATGATACTGATATTCTTTGATTTGAAATCACTACCCACTTTACTTCGTTGTAATGCTTTGTTTGTAGTGTCCGTTGATTTTCTTCCTTGTTCTACATTTGCCATCAGTATAACTCCTCAATATTTAAACCACTTCGGCGTTTCATTTGTGTAGATACAATAATGGAGTTACTAAACTCTGTGTTACCTGCTACAAGTTCGTTTTCAATAATACCATTGATTTCAAAGTATGCATCATTAAAACTGATAACATCACCTATTTGTAATACAACATTTACGTCCACCAAAATACTACGTAAGAAACGGAATGTTACACTTTGTTTCACATCACTACCAAATGCTTCATAATCCGTAACTTGGTCTTCTCTATCAATATATGCATTTACTTGTAATCCTGTCATATAAGATTTACCACCAACACTTTCACCATAGACGTTTTCCGCAACATTACTTTGTGATATTTTGTATACTATCACAGGTGTTTCAATAAAGTCATTTACTAATTCCTTATTGAAAGATTGGAATAAATCAAAATCTCTTTGTTTTACAAACGCCATGTTATCCTATGATTATAGGTGTCGGTATACGAGATAACTGATTATTCATTTTTTCAGAAATCTCTTCTTCAATCTCCATCTGTCGTCTACGTGATGTTTCTTCTAAGTTTTCACGTAACTGTTCTACTAATGCTTCTTTTTCCGAAACTGCTTCCGCTCGTAATGCAGCTCCATCCAAACTTACTTCTGAACCTGGTATGGGGACTGAACTATACTTTTCACGGACTGCTCCTAAAACTTCTTTGGCAGTTGCTAATGTATATTTACGTATCCATTGTTTTCCGACATCATTGATATCACTGTATGATATGTTTTGATATGGTGCGTTACTATAATCACTTACCACTCCACCTTGTGAACGTGCACCAATATTACTTCTATCATCTTTCTCAATGTAATCAAAGTATATTCTAAATGTTGTTTGTGGAATAGGAAATACTGTGAGTTTATTGTTAATCAGTTTGAATGTAAACGCACTTCGTCGGACAGTATCGTTGAGTTCAATTGCTTGTATTCTTAACAAATCTTCGTATATTGGATACATCACAAAGTTTACTGCTGGAGAATATGAACCAAAACCAAAGTCGTCAATCAAGTTCCTATACCCCGTCCCCGTCAATGCAAATGGGTCATAATATCGTGTAATAGCAGGATCAACATTATGGTATACTCGTTTAACTTCAACATTAGATTGGTTGTTGATGAAAGTGGAAGCTGAACCACTGATAGATGAGGATGGGTGAGAGAGTAAATCATACTCTTGTGAACCACTACCTACTGTAATATATGCTTTTTTGTAATCAACTGAACCACCAACACCTACTTCACTTCCATAATCTTGTGCTAATGTAACTAAGTTGTTTACCTCACCACCACCAACAAATGTACTATTCAAGTTTGAGCCTGTCGGGCTTCCTTGAAGTTTCATCATATTTTGTCGGATATTAAACTGATGAACTTGTGCACTGTATTCAGTTACTGCTTCTTCAAATGCAGCATAGAATTGTAAATCTTGTAGTTCTACATCTACAATAGGATATCCCAAACGACGAGCACACCAGTTTGCTATTTGTGGTGCTTGTGTTTGAAATGTTGTATCGGTATCGTAAAATGCAAATGGAGTGTTTCCAACTACTGCACTTCCACTGCCGGGCCACTTTGGTATATCCGCCATAATCTATACTTTCTTTATAAATATATTATCAGTCTTATATCTTAGGCATAAAAAAAGGAAAGAACCGAAGTCCTTTCCTTTTAGTGTCAAATGATTCGACTGTTACTCTTAGAGAGTTTCTAGACCTTCTACGCGGATTACCCCGTAAAATTCGTTCCGGGTCATCTCTTTTGCGTAACGCGTCATTATCCCGCGACGAGGCGTGAAATTTGTCGGATCGTATACAGTTGGTGTCATGATGAGTGGGATATATGGAGCGTAAACTGCGCCTGACTCCAAGAAGTTATCACCTTTGTATCCAAGAAGGATAGTGTTCTCTGTCATGTATGGATTCTTATACACTGTATAACGGTTAGATAGTGAACCAACTTGTGTTACACCTGCTGCAAATTGTGTTGCATCTTTCTCAGCTACTACGTTAAATGCTGGGATTGATTCAAGAATTGTACAGATATCAGGAGATGCAACTAAGAAGTTAGCACCACCACGAAGTGTCAACTGATGTATCTTGTTAGATACTTTGTTGATTTTCGTACCGAGTGTTTGGAACCAAGTGTTACGTTGATACGCTAGTCCCGCACCTTCGTTTCCACCAACTACAAATGAATCACTGTTTGAGTCATACTCAAATCCAACTCGTGCAGACCAGAATTCAGTTGTTACTGCGTTCTGAATCAACATATCAAGAATTTCAAGATCTACTTCCATAGAGATGTAGTCAGAAAGAACTGATGTTAGTTCAGCTTCAGCATCAATTGCGTGGTATGCATTCAAGTCTTGTGCGAGTTCTGGCGTCCATTGTGCTTTCAACTTACGTGTCTTAGCAACAATAGCTTTGGACTGTACATCAAGGTTTACTTCTGGAATGTCGATGTCAGAACCGAATGCTCCGACTGCTCCATCCTCAAAGTCACCACGACTTGAATCTGTTGGTTGTCTGTGATACGCTACTTCAAAATCACCTTCAAGAGATGAAGAAGCACCTGCGGCTGCAGATACGAAAAGTACAATGTTATCTCCAACTGTTGCGTTAAACGCGTTTAGGTTAGAAACAACTGCTGAACCAGAAGCTTGGAACGCACGTACACCTTCTAAGTCAGGACGTGTGAACTCTGATTGAGCGATTGTTACTTTTGTGATTTCTCCAGCTGCAACAGAAGCAGATAGTGTAGTATCAAAGTTTACATCTGATTGAGAAGCAGATGTGAACGATGTTGGAGCTACACCAGAAGTTACGATATCGTTGATAGAGTAACCGAAACGTCCTGCACCATAAAGACCGTTTTCTGCAACGTCTGTTGGAGCTTCTGTTTCTTGTGTACCGCTACCACCGTATAGTGATTTTCCGTTGAATGCTGGTTTTGCGTTTTGATTTGTTCCGTATTTGTAATCTAAATAGAATACAAGTCCAGATGGTAGGTTCATCGGTTGTACAGAAACAAAGTTCTGTGCAGCGATTTCACCAAATACTCTACGAACAAGTGGAAGAGCTACACCCGCCCATTGTTCAGAGTTTGCTGTTGTACCAGTACGTGTCGCTTCGTCCAAAAGTTGTTTAGCTTGGTTTTCTAAAACCATTGCCATTGAAGATGCTTGTTGTTCTGTACCAAGACCTTCAAGTAATCCGGTTGGTGCCCATTTGGATACCAACTCTTGATTTTTTTGCTTTTGGATGTAACGTTCACCTGCTGATTCGATAAGGTTTTCTACGTTATTCATCGTTTTATTATTTTATGAGTTATTTGTTATATGATATTAGTCTCTTAAACCTATCAGCCATTTCGTTTGATTCCGAAATGATTTCTTGTTTAGGTTTAGTTGACGTTGTAGGTTTTGAAGCAAATCCTTCGGTAATTGATGCACGTTTGTTATTTGATTTTTGTGAACCAATACCAAGTGATTCTGCTAATGTACTATAAACCAACTTAGTTTCACGTACAGAGTTTGTACGATCGAAAGATTCAACTACTTTCATTTTTTGAGAGTTATTTAAGTTGTACTTTCTGAATAACTTAGTTGTGTATAGAAGTTTAGCGTTTAGGAGGTTTACTTCATTTAACTTACTACGTAGGATTTCTACTGCCTCACGATGTTCAGCTAATTCCGAAGCTAATTTTGTGTTTTCCTGTGCTAACTCATCCATTTCATCTTCTTCATCTGCTTCTTCCATTTCTTCATCTTCATCTTCTGAAAGTGCGGATAAAAGTTCTTCTAAATCGATGATTTCATCATCTTCATCATCATCACTCATGTCCATATCCATGTCCATTTCTTCTTCATCAGAATCCATGTCCATATCCATATCCATTTCCTCTTCACCTTCCTCATCATCGAGTTCAGCTTCAAGTTCAGCGAT